ACAACTCTACGGAGTTGATGATATAGTCCGACCTCATGGGAAACCATGAGAGGCTAACAGAAATGATTAGCCACCTAGAAACAAAATTTTCTAGGGTTAACAGCGAGGGATATTTCGTGCCAGAGCAATTTATCAACCAGACGATCCACGACCCCGGAGTTCCCGGTAGTCAACTTCGTCCTCTATCCACGGTCATTCGTGTATCGAGTAAAGATGGATACGTCCCCACAATGGGAAGCTCATCGTGGGCGGCAATCGCAGAGGAAGCCGCGTTCAGCGACCAAACACCTACGGTCGGACAAGTGGCGTTCTCAATCGAGAAAAGCGGCGGTCTTGTAAAGGTGACCCGCGAACTCCTCGACGATTCCGCAATCAATCTCCCAGCTCTGCTAACGCAGATTTTCCAAGAGAGTGCTGGACGGTTTGAGGATGTTGGTATTATCAGTGGAAACAACACCACCCAGTATGCTGGCATCATGTCTGATAGCGATGTAGCGTTCTACACGATGGCCAATGCAACTTCTGTTGTTGCCGCCGACCTCGTTGGTACGTACTATGCTTTGAACGCACAGTTCAGGGCTAATGGCACGTGGGTTATGAAGAGTGCAATAGCCTCACTGATTAACCAGATTAACCTGACGGGTAATGGTGTAACGGGTGTCCCTAACATCACCGCCGCTCCTTCAGACTTCATCATGGGTCGCCCTAACGTGACCACGGATGTTGTCAGCGGTCTTGGCGGTAGTATCACCAGCACTGAGAAGATTGCGATCTTCGGTGACTTCAAGAATTACTACATTTTCGATAGAATCGGTTTTACTATCCGACGCAACGATTCTATCTATATGCCCAATGACCAGGTGGCGTTTTTTGCCACCCGCAGAGGTGACGGTCAGGTCGGTTTGGCAGATGCGTTTAAGATTTCAAGAGCCGCATAACAACGGTTCGGACGGCGCGGGGTTTCGGCCCCGCGTCAAACCTAGCAGGAGGAAATTTTGGCAAAGGCAAAAAGCTTAGTAAACGTCACGTTCGGGGCAACTGGCGACGTATACGAGAAGGGCAAAACCTACGACGTCCCGTCCGATCTTCTCGAAAAATACCCTGATTATTTCAAGGTCAAGGAAGCCAAAAAGCCCACAAACAAACAGCAAGAAACCCAGGAGAATAAGTAACAATGGCCGTCAGGCATACATACGCAACCGCCGACGATCTGCGCGACTATCTCGCAGGGACATCGTATTCGTCGGGCTGGACGTCCGACGCGGCGTCGATACGTCGTATCCTCGAGGCATCCAGCCGAAGGATTGACGATTATTGCGGAGGCGGAACATTCGGGCCGCAGACCCAGACCCGTTATTTCGATATCGGTTTCGGAACCTTGCAAAATTCGCCGCAGTATCAAACGACCACGGGGACGGCTGACGTTGCGATGGGTAATTCAACCGCCGGGGTAATTCCGCTCGATAACTGGATTATCAGCCCGACCACGGTCACGGCATACGGGGCGACCGACAGGGCAACATCGGAAACATTGACCGAAGGTTATGCGAACGACTTTTTCCTGATGCCGTATAACTCAACACCTAAAACAATTTTGAAGCTGAATGAGGACACGACAAAGGGATTTGATTCGGGACAACAAACACTGTCAATCGTCGGATCATGGGGCTATACAGCGGACACCGTCAGCGTGACGACGTCGGACGCTATAGGATCAACGACGGCGACATCGGCTTCGGTTACATCCGCGGCGAATCTAGGCCCGGCCCAGACGATCCTCATCGACTCTGAGCAGTTATATATAACGTCAATCAGCGGTAACACGTTGACAGTAGAACGGGGCGTCAACGGTTCGACCGCCGCGACTCATAGCGGGGGCGCGTCGTTATATCGGTATGACTATCCAGAATTAGTCGTTCAGGCGTGTTTGGATTTATCAAAAATTGTTTTCCGGGATCGCGATCTGGGAACGGTAACGACGATCGGCGCGGGCGAAGCATCAATCACTTCGGCCGAAGGCGAAATACAATCGATCCTGATGACCCTCGACCAGTACAGGGCGACGGGGACATCGAACGGGGTTATATTTTAATGCCGACACCGCAAACGACGTTCAAGGTTAAAGGCCCGATGTTTGACGCGCCGTCCCAGGTTTCGCTTGGGCTTACTGAGGCTGTCAACCGCGGCCTGTTCGATCTGGCAACGATCGAGGGATCAAACTTTGTAAAAAAACAGCTATACGGCGACGAGGAAAATCGTCACGGCCGCATCAGCGCAAATCTCAGAAACCATATCGGGGCGTCAGTCCCGCGGGACAACGTCGCACAGATCGACGCGGGCGAGTTTCGTTTGGGGCGGAACTTGATTTATGCGTCATGGGTTGAAGGAATAAGTAAACGAAACCGCGCACGGCCGGGATTTCCGGGCTACCAGATGTTTGAGAACGCATATAACCACATTAACAACAATCCGAAACTGTACGAGGAATATATCGGCGACGCAATTGTCGAGGCTATGGGATGAGCAGATCGGGCGCGTTGAGTCAGATCGATACGCTGTTATCGACGATATCTGATCCCGCATTTGTTGCGGTGTATCGGGGCGAACCGCTGGCGATCGCAGGATCGCCCGTTCTGGCGTACTGGTTGACCGGGAGGATTGCGGCTTTTGAGACATTGGGCGATATCGGATCGCGGGTTTCGGTTATGGTTCGGGCGTATTTTAGAATGCAGGACAGCCCGGACGTTCGTGAGAGCATCGAGGAGGCGGTCTGGGACGCAATGTACCAGATCGACGCAAAACTCCGCTCTGACGCCAACCTGGGGGGCAATGTGACCGACTCTAATGTCGGCCCTGCAACGATTGGGTATGTGAACATGGGCGGCGGAGTATTCAGGACGGTTTCTGTACCTTTTGAAATGGAATTGATGGGCGAGGTTACGATCACGCCGTAGGGAGGAACAATGGCAAAGACTAACGGTTTGAATGTGCGGTTATACACGGCTGGATATGACCTGTCAGGCGACGCGAACGCGTTGTCGGGTCTGGGTTATACGAATGAATTACTCGACGTCACAACGCTCGACGTTTCGGCCCGGAAACGAATTGTCGGGACAGTAGACAGTGAGATTTCAGTCGAAGCGTTTTTCGATAATGCGTCCTCGCGTCAACACGCGGTCTGGACGTCTAATTCAAATAAACTACCGACCGCCGACCAGCTTGTTTTAATACCGATGGGATCAGCGGCGGGGGATGCCGGGGTCGGGCTAGTGTCAAAACAGGGAACATATAACATCGCCCGCGGGCCGGGGTCGGCCATTACCGCTTCGACGACTTATTCTGCGAACGGTAGCGGCGCAGAATACGGGGAAATGTTAACAGCACATGACGACACCCATTCGTCGGCGGGTTCTGGCACGGTAGTTGACAGCGGGGCGGCGACGACTAATGGCGGGACTGGTTATCTGCAGGTGTTTAGCGTTGCATCTGGCAGTGTCACAGTAAATTTACAGGAATCTACCTCGAGCGGCGGTTCCTACTCGAACTTTCAAACATTCTCAACTGTTGCCGCGGCTGGCGCACCTACCGCAGAACGATTGGAGATGACAGGAAACGTTGCCAGATATTTGAAAGTCACCACGACGGGAACGTTTAGCGATGCAAAAATAGCTGTATTATTTAGTAGATCATAAGGAGGTTGAGATGGCGAAACAAACAGGTTTAGGCGATTATCTGGCAGTTGATGACAGCGGGGGAACGGCCCGTGATATCTCAAACGATATCGGCGATTACGGGATCAATATTTCCCAGGAGTTAATCACTACGACAGGGCTGGACAAATCCGCTCAAGAACGAATTACAGGGATGAGTGACGGCGATGTCTCATTGAGCGGGTTTTTCAACGCCGCGAGCAACAAAAGCCACGACGTTTTCAAAACCCGGACGGGAACGCGGACATTTGATTTGAGGGTCGGGGGTAACACATCCTCTAATCCCAAGCTCGCGATGGAAATGCTCGTCGGAAATTACAACGTGACCAGAAGCACAACGGGCGAATTGACATGGTCGGTGACGTTAAATCTGCAAAGCGGTACAGTCCCGGCTTGGAGTACGGTCTAAATGGTAACCAGTATTAACGCCAGCAAAAACGGGGTCAAACCGTTTGTAATAGAGCGCAGAAAAGCGATTCTCGTTTTCGATAATCCCGATTATGAAGGTGTCCGCATAGAGGCGAAACTAGACGTCAACCTCGAAACATTTCTGAACTTGCAGACCCTCGCAAATTCCACAGAAAACGAACCCGAGAATTTACGACAGGCATTCAGGATGTTTGGCGACCAAATCTTGACGTCGTGGAATTTACAGGACGAGGACGGGTCAAATTTACCAGCGGACGCCGAAGGATTTTTGGCATTGCCTCCGCACCTGGGAACGGCAATCCTTGGGGCGTGGGCGAACGCGGCGACATTGGCGGGGGAACGCTCCGCCTCGACATAGCCCGGTGGAAGGCTGTTCGGGGCGGGACATATCGGGACGGGTCGCCAGTGGTAAAACCCGTCGAGCTGGAAACGGCGGAGATGGTCGACAACCTTTGTCAAAGGTATGGTTGTCCGCCGTCGGTTATATTGCGCGAAAACGTCGGCATTCTTAAGATGTTACACATAATAAGCGAAGGCAAAGTCGAGGACGATGGCGAACGAAATAACAATTCAGGTTGACGCCGATACAAAAAAGGCGGAACAAAACGTCAAGGGCATGGGCGGCAAAATGCGGACAGCCATGAAGGGTGTCGCAATGGCGGCGGGCGGTTTGACGTTGGCGGCAGGAGCGGCGGCGAAACTTGGACAGGAATATCAGGAAGCAACAAACACGATCGCCGCGGGAACAGGGGCGTCTGGGAAGCAACTGGAAGGGCTGAACCAGTCATTTAAGGACGTCTGGGCCGATGTCCCACAGGACGCCGCGGCGGTATCGAGTGCGATCGCTGACATCAATACCGAAATGGGCCTCGAGGGTGAACAACTCGAAGACGTCACAAAGGCATTTTTGGACGTTTCGCGGGCAATGGGCGAGGAAACCGCGCCCATGATTAAGGCCGTCGCCGACTCAATGGGAGCGTTCGGCGTCCCTGCGGAAGAAACACAATTACAACTGGATAAATTGACGGCAGTTTCACAGGCGGTCGGCGTCCCCATGACTAAACTGGCCGAAACTGTTGTTAAATTCGGCCCACAATTAAAGACAATGGGTTTAAGCCTCGATGAATCGACGGCTCTTGTCGGGAACATGGAAGCGGCGGGTTTGTCAGCTTCAAAAATGATGCCCGGATTAAATACAGCCGTCCAGAAACTAGCAAAAGAAGGAGTCACCGACATTGCTGGTGGCTTAAGAGACATGATTTCAGGCATACAGAATGCTTCGTCTGATACAGAGGCGATGGCACTTGCGACCGACGCATTCGGGGCGGGTGCGGGTGTCAGGTTTAAAGACGCAATCGACAAAGGGGCTTTTTCATTGGACGGGCCGGGGGGATTGCTGGAAGCGATGGCGAATTCTGAGGGTAAAGTCGCAGACCTTGCAAAAGAAACGCTCACAACGTCTGACAAATTCGACATTATGAAAAATAAGGTAAAAGGATCATTGGCCCCGATTGGGAATTTTGCGAATGCAGTCGGGCCAATGGTAATTATGATCCCGGCATTGGCGACAGGAATTTCAGCGATGGCCGCTTCTCAAACAATAGCGACCGCGGCCACATGGCTCCAGACCGCGGCAATGTCAGCCCTGAACCTTGCAATGGGGCCAGTGGGCCTCATAATAATCGGGATCGCCGCCGCCATTGCGGGGCTGATTGTGGTCTGGAAGAACTGGGACAAGATCGTCGAGATATTCCAAAAGACATGGGCGACTGTCTGGGGCGCGATAAAAAGCGCATTCGAGCCTGTGGTCGATTTTATTGCGGGCGTTATTGACGGCCCGTTCGGTTGGCTTCTACCGGGTGGCGCACTGATCAAGGGACTGCTATTCCTAAAAGACAACTGGGACACGATCTGGGGCGGTATGAAGGCCACGGTATCTCTCGTCATCGACGGTATCAAAGGTTATGTGAATATCCTGATCGCCGCGCTGAATTTAATGATTCGCGGGGCCAATAAAATTAGTATCAAAGTCCCGAAATGGGTTCCGGGGATCGGCGGGCAGGGCTGGTCGCTCGATATTCCAGAGATACCGAAACTCGCAAAAGGCGGGATCGTGCGGTCGCCGACCGTCGCCATGATAGGCGAACGCGGGCCTGAAGCGGTTATCCCGCTAAACGGCAGTCAGGGCGTCGGGGTAACGGTCAATATCAACGGCCCGACTTATGGCTTCGATGATTTCGAGCGCAAAGTCGGCGAAGCGATTCGCGACGGCGTTCGACGTGGCGGTTTTTCGGGTATACTACAAACCACATAGAGGTTAAATATGGCTAATGAACTTAGACATGGATCAGTCGGAACCGAACTGACACAGGCCGAATGGGAGGGCGTGGGAACTCACGTTTTGAATTCCCAGGCGTCAGGCGACATTATTTACGCGTCGGCATCCGACCAGTTGTCGAGACTGGCGAAGGCGACTGACGGGAATTTATTGGAATTAGCGTCCGGGCTTCCAGCTTGGACATCATCTCCGACCATTGGTTCGACGTCATGGGGAAACGCTAATCACGCCCACGCCGCCAGCAACAGCGGCGGCACGGTTGCGGGTTCGGCGTTGTCCGGGTCTAGTTTAGCCAGTGGGATAACCTCGTCGAGCCTGACAAGCGTCGGAACAATAGCGACGGGCGTATGGCAGGGAACCGACGTCGGCGTAGCTTACGGTGGCACAGGAGTTTCAACGCTCACAGACGGCGGTGTTCTTCTAGGCTCTGGTACAAGCGCAGTTACAGCTATGGCTGTTCTTACAGATGGGCAGATGATCGTCGGGGATGGTAGCACTGACCCGGTAGCTGAAAGCGGTTCGACTCTCAGAACTTCAATCGGAGTGGGTACCGGGGACAGCCCACAGTTTACAGACTTAACGCTTACAGATGATTTAATTCTTAATTCTGACAGCGCAGTATTTTCTATGGGTGACGGGGCCGATTTCTCGATTACTCACGACGGCTCCACGGCGGCTACGATAGATATGGGAGGTGCTGGGGGTAAACTCCTGAATGTCGGCTCAAGTGGAAGCGATTGGAACGCCCATCGGCTCGGACATAGATTTGAGCGAGATGGCAGTTACGTTGATATTACCTGTAACAACACAAGCGTGGCGGCTGACTCTTCTGCCCGTGTTAATATACAGGTCGATCATGTGGATTCTGGTGATCCCTTGATGCAGTTTGTCATTTCTGGAGGCGAGACACTGGCAATGGGGTTGGACAATAGCGAGTCCGACAGGTTTGTAATGGCCGACGATAACTCTGCCGATCTATCGTCTGGTAACCGCCTTCGATTGGTCATTGCAACAGGAGTTCTGAGCGTGGATGGAGATGGTGGTGGGAGCGATGATCCTGTCAGCCTCTTTGATGCGTATGACGATGCAAAGGAACTGGAACGCTACGCTCGATCCACAGCCGATGTTCCCGACATCACGCCCGAACAGCGATTGGCTAATCGTCAACGGCTGGTAGAGATGGGCGTATGTGAATGGGCAAAGCAGGAAGAAGGGCCAGACCGTATGTTGATTAAGGTACAGCCCATGACCAAGTTATTAGCTGGCGGCATCTACCAGACCCGTCATCGGATGGACAGTCAGTATGAGGAAATGAACCAACGATTAACCCGAATTGAAACCGCACTAGGAGTATAAGTTATGGCAACAAGTGATGCTACCCTGACCCATTTACAGGGTATTCGGGCGGCTGTGAATAAATCCATCAATAGCGTGGAACGCTACCAAGACTATAACGGAGATATGACTACCCCTGCAAAGGACGCATTATTAGCCACGGTAACCACAGTGCCGTCTGATCTGATCCACGCTTCTGATTGCGCGATATGCACAGCATGGGACGGTTCATAATGGACGGTCAAATAACAGACGCCGATGTTTCAAGGCTGATCACCGAATCACCGTTAGCGGCTGAACAATTGCGACGAATGGTCGCCGAACGCGAACGCGAGGAATTGCGGTTGCAACTTGAGAAGGTTAACGGTA